TTTGTAAAGCTTTAGCTTTATCTGATATATCTTCTACTAATCCCTCCTTTTCTAACTCCTCTACTTTTTTATCTAGAGAAGATTTCTCTCCCTTTTCGTTAGGATATCCCTCATATTTGTACTTAACTCCCTGTTTTTGCGGCTTTTCTGGGACTTTTTCGTTTTTTTGAGGGACAATACCCTGCATCTCTTCTCTTGTTGGTTCTGATCCGTAAACCTTACGTAAACAACGTCCTACGGATTTAGTTTCGGCCATTTCAAACCAATGCGAATGATCTTTAACAGTTTGTTTTGCATGACTTACTGCCTTTGGAGATTCGTCTGTTTTATCTTCATAAAAAGAAGTTTTAAAAACTACGTAATCGTCTCCAAAGTAAACGATCTCTGATACTAATCTACTGTTTGGATAATCTTTGACGGACTGAGAGACTAACTCATCAACTCCGACATAATCTTCTAAAAATTTAGGTTTCATTATTTCCCTCCTATACTAAATCTTCAATTTCATGTCTTATACAACTTACACAACGTCCATCAATAGTAAACGTTGTCTCTCGTTCTACATGACACTCGATACAATTATTTATATAACGAAGATCACTTATCATCTTCGAATATATTTCCAGAATGTAAAATATCTCCTCTATGGAGTCTGACTTCGAAATCAAAGTCTTTCATTCTTTTTTGATCTATCTTGTTATCAATCCAGATCCAAAGAAAAACAATAGTCATCATTAAACTTATGAATCCATAGACCATTAAAAACAGATAGAACCATTCTTGCGGCATCATTTAACGAACCTCACTCTCCTTTCAATTTCTTTTCTTAGTGTTCTTGTAATTAGTGTCTTAGTGTCGTTGTCGAAATTATCTGATTCAACTAGGACACGAAATAAATTCCAGACATCATCTCTGATCTCGTGTTTAACATTGAGATTAGAGTTTGTATTACTTGTATATTGAAACTGTAAATCTAATAATCTTTTAAACTTACCATCCAAAAGATTTAGTCTTACATCTGATTTACTACGTACCGAAGAATCATCTTCCCTAGATTCTTCAGTAGTGATATTTACATAATGATTACTTTTACTCATTAATAACCTCCCATAAGTATTATTACATAAATAAAAAAATTTGTCATTCAAAAATAAATATTTTTTGTCAACGTATATGTGATATAATATCTTTAGATCTTGAGTTAATCCCTTAGTATATGAAGTACTGATATTCATTAATAATCTGACTCAAGATCTGCCCATAATAAAAAAAGAGGAGATTTGAATCTCCTCTTTTTATTTTCTATTAATCAGTTGCCTGAAAAAAATTAAGTAATTACTTGATTAATTATAACATATTATTTACTGACTTGTTTTTTTGCGTAAGATTTAACAACAGATAATGCCGAAGATCCTCCAGCGATTGCTGCTAATTGTAGTGAACTTGCGTCCACGCCTACCAACGGGCTAATAGTCAAAGCTCCTATAAAAGCTTCAATAAAAGTCCATAGGGCACGCTCTAACATGTCTTTTAATTCATCTGACATACTATTCCTCCTCTTTTATTTTAGATTGTACTTTTTTAAAATTATTGCATTCTTTTGTTATACAAACAAATGCATTATTAATTAATTCTAAAACTTGTTTACATGAATTGCATTTTAACTTCACAAAACCTCTTTTCTATTGAGGATTCAGTCCTTTTAAAAGTATTGTTTGTCTTAGTGATTTAAGTTCTTTTTTGACTTGTTTTAATTCATCTCCTAAGAGTTGGACTAACTCCTCTTGATTAGATGAAACTTGATTTATATTGACTACGTGATCCTTAGATTTATTAGATATTATTTGTCCGTCATAATCTATATATTCTACTGATACGTCCTCTCCAGACTCTATTGCGTCTCTAATTGGAGGATAGACTTCTTTGTAAGCGTCTGTAGATCGTCCGATAAAACCATCTTGAGAAGTTTTTCCGAGAAGAAGGCAGCCGGCCGTGTCGTCATCGTCATTGCCGATATGCCAAAGAATCCACTCGAACCCCTCTACGTTATTTACATAGATCATACCTCGATGCATATCTGGAAATTTTTTAGAATATCGTTCATGGAATCCGCCTGTTTGTCGAAGAGTTAATTTATAAGTTCCAGCAGGGATTCTTGTCTCTCCATAAACTTTTTGAGATCTGTATTCGTCCTCTAGTGTATAACATAGAAAAGACCGTACGTTATCTGTAACGTCAAATAATAGTCCTGTAGTAAAATCATCAGAACTGTTAAATCTTAAAACTTCAAGTTTCATAATTTACCTTATAACTCTAAGATTACTCCATTTTTCAGATCCTCCCAAAACTAAGGTAAGGATTCCTGAACCGTTACGACCTCCGTAAACGTTATCAAACCAAACAGAACCAGAGTCCAGAGACGGTGCTTGAGCTATTAATCTGTCTCCATCTACAGAATATGCAGAAAAAAAGTGAAAATGCCCCATTAATAAAACATCTGTATCGGCTATTTCTGATCTTGCTAAACTTTGATTAGATAACCATGTTCTAGCTTTAGCTTGAGAATTAGTCCCTCCTGTTCTCATCTGGTGCCCGTGTGCTAGAGTTACAATTGTGTCTGATACATTAATAGTCAAAGTAAGATCCTGATCTGGAATAATGAAATCTATTTTATTTTTTAGTGTTGATTCTTTAAATATTTCCTCTAATTCTTCTGCTAACATTACGTCGCGATTGTCTCCGAACGTAGTAAAAGATCGTCCATTCTTACGTGGTTCGCCGTGATTTCCTCCGATAAATGCTACAGTAGTTTTATCAAATAATGGTGCTAATTCTTTTATAGCTGTATGAACCATACGTCTAGCAACTTTTTGCTGTTGTCTATAATCCATCATGACCGTAAATTCTTGTTGATCGTAAAACCCTGTGCAGCCTTCGACTATGTCGCCCAAACCAGCTAAAAACAATTCGTTTATAGGTTCATATTTTCTTAAACTCTTAATCTGATCCTTTAGTATAGGTATAGATTTCATCCATCTATCTATTGTTTTTTCTGATCCCTCTTTGCCTATCTGCCAATCACTTAAACAAATTACGAATGTTTTACCTTTATCTAATTTAAGTTTTTGAGGTTTTTTTATTCTCTTAGCTTCATTAAGTAATTTTTTAAAATCTTCATCTTTTATCGTAGATTCTCTAGATTGTATTTTAGCTTTAAAATAATATAGTCGTTCTACGTTCCCTGATCCTACGTTAGAATCCCAAAACCTTATTTCTGCTGTGCCTGGAATTACTTGATATTTAGTGTAATCATCTCCGAAATAATTTTTTAACTGTTCGTCCCAATCTATACTATTAGTTTTTTGAGGTTCAGATACTATCTCTCCTGATCCTGTTTTTTCTGAATAATAGATCCCTGATTGAAAATCTGGAGGTGCGGTTTTTCTTTTTTTGTGTGTAGGTTTTGAAGATCGAGTCTCCATGAACTTATCTAGATCAGACAAAAAGTCCTGCCCTGTAGTCGTGGAAGTATCTTCTTACAGTATGAGGAGAGAGATGATTAAACTCTTCATAATGTTGGACAATAAATTCTGCTGCAGCTGTATCTGATATATTTTTTTCTTCTGCTTCTTTAGCTACATCTATTATTATTTGTCTTTTCTTTGGATCTTTTGAAAAGTGTCTAAAAGAAGTAAAACTCCCTGTTTTACGATCTCCTATAAATTTTTCTAATTCTGACATATAAAACCCTGTTTAATAATTTTATAATACAATTTTATTATAACAAGTAAAAACAGGGAATAATCAAGTTTGAAAGACGGCGGTAAACTTAACTATTCCCTTTAATTCTTATATTTATGATAATTACTTCTAAACGTTGATCCACTAGTATAAAAACTAGATTGTTTAATTTTTCTTTTATGTTGATCGTAATTCTCTATTGATAGTTTTAAGTTATCTTTTCTTTTGTAAGGTATATACATTGCTAAAGGTGTTCCCTGTTTTATTAATATCTCTTTAACTTTTCCATTAATTATTATTTGAGGATTTATTTCATGGGAAAAATCTGTTTTAACAACTCCATAAGGTACAAAAAAATCTGATTGTTCATCATAAAACATAGGTAATTGCCTTAAACTATATCCATTCGGAGAAATACAATTCCATCCACTTATAAATTTTAAAACATACTTAGCGTTTGGAATGTTAGCATATTTTAAGAATTGTTCTTTTGGATGATCTTCAATAGTAAAATATGAACTCGGTATTTTCCACTCGTAATGATCCTTTTTTACATCTATATAAATATCTACAGGACTCAACATTACAAAACCCTCATTAAATATATCTGAAAAAGATGGACAAGTTTTAACAGTCCTTATTCTATTAATAAACTTATATCCATCATAAATTTTAATGTTTTTATACCAATTAGGAATATAATTTCTCGTTGGTTGTATATGTAATTCTGGAGTATCATGTATCTCCTGAATTTTGTTCGTCCAAACTATTTTTTTCATTTTACCGCCTTTTATTTTATTGAACTACTCCTCGTCCATTTCCCAAATCCAAGTACTAGTATTCAATGTAAAACTAATTGTATCTGTGCTAGGATTTTGTGCGTAAAAAACGTCATTATTTTCATCGTAAACAGAGCCAATAGATGCATAATTACCTCTGAATGCTGTCCCTCCGTCTGTATGAGCATTACCAACTGTATTATATGAAGTTCTCTTACAAGTTTGTCCTATTATGTCGGTGTAATAATCTTCCCATGAAGTATAACCCTCTGGAAGATCAGAAATATTATCTTCGTCCATACCAACAGTTACATTGACCACTATATTATTTTCGTCTAAAAATGCATAATGAGCCATTATGACCAACTAACTGTGCCAGCAGTTCCTGCTGTTATTACTATATATTTATCAGATCCTACAGTCTGCTCTCCTCCTGTTGTGAGATTGCTAGTAGTAATTGAAACTGTATTAGGATATCTTAAAATCACTACTCCAGATCCACCATTGCCGCCGCCACTATTTCCGACTCCATCATACGAAGTGCCACCACCACCGCCAGCGCCTTTGTTAGCTGTACCTGCATTACCGTTGTCTGTTTCATCTAGTCCGCCTTGCCCTCCACCGCCAGAGCCTCCACTACCCTGACCGCCACCGCCTCCATATCTTGTAATTGAATAACCTGCACCACCACCGCCGCCACGTGTAACTGCAGATCCTGTTATAGATGAAGATAATCCATTACCACCATTAGCACTTGATAAAGTTGTATGACCAACTCCACCACCGCCACCAGCCTGAGCATCGTTTGGAACATTAGAACCGTTCCCGCCTTGATTAGCAGTACCACTACCGCCAGCACCGTTTTGATATTCGCCACCGCCGCCGCCACATCCGCCAGAGCCTCCATTTGCAGCGTTATAGCCGCCCCCACCGCCGCCACCTGTTGAAGTTACTGTAGCGAATGTAGAATTACCTCCAGCACCTCCTCTAACGGCTGTATTAAATGATCCACCTCCGCCGCCACCTATAGTAACGGTATAAGTAGTATTCTTATCTAAAGTTAATGGAGTTTCTGTAGATGAATTTCTTCCAGACGTTTCAGTAGAAAAAGAATTACGATAGCCACCAGCACCACCTCCGCCGCCTCCATCAAAACCACCGCCAGCACCTCCTGCAAGTACTAAATAACTAACTTCTACAGTAGTGTCTCCAGCTTGTAGTCCGAATCTTGCTGCACCTAAAGGCACTTTAACCTCCTAACTAAAATCTTGTAATACGTTTAATAATGGAGTTCCAGCATCTACAAAAAGAAAAGTAATCAAATCAATTGCACCAGATCCCGTAGATACTGTATATCCTGATCCTCCAGCTGTTTTTGCAGTAACATCTGATCCAGAGTTTACCGTAACTGCATTAATAGCAACTGTTCTCGCAGTACTATCTTGTGTAATTTGTAGAGTAAAAGTAGAGACGCCATTTGTTGGCACATTTGTAAAGTCTATGTCTGTAATATTTTCTGATAATGTTATCGTTCCTGTATTTCCTGAATTAAGATCTATTGATAAAACTCCTGAGGAACTCGTAAGAGATTGATCAACTTCTGCATAATCTTGTATCGATATTCCAGATACAGTCGAATCTAAATTAATTGTTACAGTTCCAGAAGTGCCACCTCCGTTTAAATTTGTGCCGGCAGTTACTCCCTCGATATCTCCTGTCTCTGCTGATATCCAGCTGCTCCCATTCCACGCTTTTATGACGTTTGCTGTTGTGTCGTAAAATATAGTCCCAGCAACTTTATTAGTAAGAGCAGTATTAGCAGCAGCTTCACTACTAAATATAAAAACTAAACTATCCTGAATGTCTTGAAATCTGGACTCAGTAACGAGATCTCCTGTAGTCCAATCAAACCAGCTGCCTGCAGCCATTAATAAACTCCTTTTTTTCCTAAGTATAACTCAGATTTGTGTCGATTCCTAATCTATTTACTCCCAAGATCCAAGCTCCCGTCTCAGCTGGAGATAGCCCTATAGTCCATGTCCAGACTCCATTAGATGCATCTACTTTATGTCTTATTTTTTCTATAAACAAATCATAAGACTCTACATCATTACTAGGAGTTGTTACTTTAGCCTCTACGAATGATCCTATATCTAATCCTAGAGCTTTCGTCCATAAGTTAACATCTTGACGAGGACGGAAGATTAATTGTGTAATTTGTGTTTGAGGTATGTCGTTAGATACTACGATTTGACCTGCTATTGAGGAGGTGTCTGAGTCATTAACGTTTAAAGTACCTGATTTCGTGAGAGAATGAGTTCCAAAACGTTCTACAGACTCATTAGAAATAGCAGTTTGAGTAGTTCCTCCTGATCTTGTGATCTGTACAGTATTTATGATCTTATCATCGTCAAAAGTAGTTACTATATCAGAATAAGGAAGTTCTCCTACTCCCTGACCGAATGTTGCATCTGGAGTCGTTGTATTCGTTAAACGATAATTTCGATCCCTAAATGTTGCATCTCCATCTGCTGCTATAAAAAAAGTACCGTTTTCTGCCTCTTCGTTTTTACGAATAGCTTGTAATAAATTATCTGATTCTGATTGTACTTGTACCTCTAATTGACCTGTAGAGATATCCTGATTTGTATAATTAAAAGAATCTAATATATTTTTTACTCTTACGGATGATAATTCTTGTTGTTGTGTAAGTGATAATCTTGTAGCGATTCCCAATTTGCTAACTCCTAGATTCCATCCTACATTATTTAAATTAGCATTAAATAGTAATTTAAAGAGATCAACACATCTTAATTTAGTTGTAGAGTCTGATCCCTGTCCTGCATAATTTACAGGAAAACTCTCAACAAATCCATGAAATATAATGTATGTCGTAGAATCGTAAACAGCTTTAATTCTTATTCTCTTTAATGGTTGTATCTTAGATCTGTTGTTTGTTGAATCGTAATAATGTGTAGTTTGATTAGGAGAAAATCTATTATCTCTATTGTCTAAAACTACAGATGCCGTCCCTGTTTGAAAAGTGTCTAAGTTGGAATTTCTTCCTCTTACTATTTCAAAAGATCTTAGATAATCAGAGACATCAGTAAACGTCTGAGTAGAATCTAGAGGATTAGAATCAAACGCTATCTCTGTAATTAGATCTACATTAGTATCGAATGGGACTGACATCAGATTATAAAAGTTTTACCCTGTTGTTGAATACGTGTATTGACTGCTTGAAATAAATCTGCTGCATCGTCTTTGAGTTCTAGTTCTACTTTTACAGGAGTAACTCCAAATTGTTTTCCTATAGCTTGTTCTACATCAGATTCAAAACTGAATCCTCCTCCTGTATCTACTCTGAATGGTTGAGCACTTTGGAAAAATTTACCACCTCCGCCACCTCCACCAGATACAGTAAACGGTAATTCTTTATCTCCTTTTTTAAATGATTCTTTAAATATATCGCTTAATTCTTTTTCATCTTCTTTAGTCATTTTAGAAAAATCTGGCATAATAGCTCCCTCTAAAGATTCAGCTATAATCTCCGATAACGGTTTTCCTTTTACTTTTTCTAATAAATTTAAATATGCTGCATATACATTATTAAATGCATCATCAAAACTTATATTTAATGTCTCGGCTGCCTCTTGTAATTCTGATCTAAAATCTTCAGTTGAGAAGAAGTTCATAAAATCTTGTAGTAATTGAAGATCTTCAAACTGTTTATTAATTGAATTGGAGGTATTGTTAAACTCTCTCTCTAAATCTTTTTCAGCCTCTTGTACGTTTTTTCTAGCTTGTATTAATTGATCTGATTCTCTTGTTAATGCTAATTCTATTAATCTTAATTCTTCTTGAGCTACTGCTAATTCTGCTGTTACATCTTTGCCTTGACTTTGGAAGAATGTAAGTTCTCTAATCTGTTGTTGTAATTCTTTTTTTCTTAGAGCTTCTTGAGCTGATATTAATCCCTCTTCTTCTAAAGC